CGCCGCAGGGGCCGAATACTTCCGTGGCTTTGCGCATCAGGTAAGTGGGTTTGATGGCAGTACCTTTAAAGCCGCCCATGCCGGTATAGCTCTTGGTGGCGTCGGGATCGGTGGTGTTGACCTGGTCCCAGATCCGGGTATTTGCGGACATGGCTGTCTCCTGCCGCGCAACAAGGCGCAGTGGCGAATGATGAGTGCGAGAGGGTGGGGCTACAGCTCGTTGTCTTCGGCCTGGGCGATCAATGCGTCGTGGGCCAAGGGTTCGAGCAGCTTTTCGGCAATTTCAAACAGCATGCCGTGGGTGTGCCGGCTTTCACCCAACAGGCGCAGTGCAACCCTTTTGCAGGGCGCTCCGGTGGCGGCATCGACTACCAACTGGGCGAACCAGTCCTCGCTGTCTTCACCGGCAATCTGGCGGTCGATCAAGTGCATTTGCACGGCGGTCAGGAACTGGGCATGCGCTACGCCTTGGGGGCGACGGTAGCGGCGCTGGATTTTGATGTCCGAGCCGTGAATCAAGGAGTCGGCAGCGTCGATCAGCCAGTTGTCCTTGGCGCAGTCATCATCCCAATCCGTTGGAGGCAGGCCACTGTCTTTGAAGAATGTGAGTTGATTTGCGGTATTCATGGGCACCTCCGAATTGGAGTGTGTTGGCCAAGCCCGAGTGACGGGCTTGGCATATAGGAGCAATCAAGCCAGCCGGAAGCGCCGTGAATCCACATGAGCTTCAATCAGCCCGTCATCCGGGGTCAGGTAGGACACTTTCATGTCCATCGGCTCACGGAAGTAGGGACTGCCCGGGTGTTCGCCAGCGGCCAGGATCACAGGATCGAGCAGCTCGGTAACAACGGCTTCGCCCTCAATACGCTTGTTTGCCAGGCCGTCCTTGAAGATGACGATATCGCCAACGGTAAAGGCGGGCTGGTGCTCCAGCAGTGAGGCGGTGAGGTGCATCAGTTTCGGGTTAACCATGACAGTTCTCCTGATGGGTAGGTGTCATTGCATTGATTGGTGTGTGGGTGTGTTACCGGTGTAGCGGTGGTCTATTGGGTTAGTTGGGTAACGTAAGAGCTGGCCAGAATCCAGAGAGTGAACAAGAGGAGGGCGATAGCGGCGCCGTACCAGGTGTATTGGCGGCGCTGGCGTTGACGGTGGTTCATGGCAACCTCATAACCAGCATGTTGCGCCAGCCCTCAATGCGAATCCTGCAGGGAAGAGCCTCATTCATGTTCGGCTTCGGGGCTTGGTGATGGCATGCGCTTGGCAAGTCAGAGCAGATGGTTTTTTGGAGTTTGATTCCATGCGCACCTGACGGGTGTGCAGTGGCTGGTGTTGAACGAGTTGCCACACGGGCAATTAGTGGCTCCGCCCCTGATGCAGGCGTGATTTTCGGATTCATGAGCCTTGAGCAAATCGATTGCCTGGCGGTACTCGACAGCGATTGCCCGGTTATGGGCGGCGTCTTTGTGCTGGCCTTCGTGTTCTTGAAGGGCTGCGTTGTGCTCGCAATTACGTGCGTGTATTTCAAGTTGCGCGATGGCGGCTGCGTATTTCATGGCAGGTACCTCGTTAGGTGACTCCCGAGCGACAGGGGTCTGAGCGCGTGTGTAGGCATGTGTGGTGTGTCCTTTTCGCAGGTCGCGGTATGCCCCACCTGCACTCATGTTTGCTCCAGATCTACCTGGCGGCGCTGGTCCGGATCTACGCTGCTCCGGCCGGGTCGAGGCACGACTCGCGTCGCGGTTACCCGTGGGTCGATCAAGGTTCGACCTCGCTAAACCTTTCTATTGCGTGGCGGTGCGCTCAGTTGAGTAAATTTGCGCTTTGCGCACATCCATAATTTGCATTATGCGCAGATCTGTTTTTGCGTCAAGCGCAAATTATTAAAAATTATGGCCGAAAAAAAGCCCGCGCATGGCGGGCTCGTTTTTGAGCAGACGGTTACAAGCCTGTCATTTTTGTGTCAACTACGCGGCCGAGAAACTGGCAGGTATCGCCTATCTCGATGGTTCGATAATTTTCATTTAAGGGCCGCAAGTACTTGTGGCCTGCGTCCATGACCAATTGCTTGAAGGTCTGCTCACCGTTTTCAAGCATCACAACATAGTATTTTCCGCTGATGGGCTCAGACTCTGGCTTGACCAGGATGTAAGAACCATCCGGGAAGCTTGGATTGCCATTACAGGCCATGTAATCGCCTTTAACAACCATCCAGAATCCACGCTCCCCCGCATCTTCAGTAGATTCTAGGTACATGTGGGTATCGTCCGGTTTAAGGTTACCAGGCGATTCTGCCCACGCCTTGACCTTGTCGGGGTCAATTAATGGATACAATTTTGGTCTGGAAAATACTGTTCCTGAAATTTCCACGTTCCCGTGGGCTTCTTGACGTCCTTTGGCAGCAGGGCGCGGGGCTGTGTCATTGGAAACCCCGGCCATGTCGTAGGCGGGAACCAGCTCCAGCTCCAGTACGGCCATGATTTTATTCAGCAGCTCTTTGCTGGCAAATTGCTTGCCGCGTTCGAGGCGTGAAAGATTGCCAGAGTCAGTTTCGATCTGGCTTGACAGCTCGTCGAGCGTCCAGCCTTTGGCTTTGCGCGCGTCTCGTATGATTTTTCCTATATCCATGACTTGATTCTCATAGTCATCTGCACTTCACGCAAAGCGCTATACGCAAATTTTTGCTTGCTTAGCATTTGCGCTATGCGCAAAATAGCTGTGTCTTTTTTCTCAAGGCGCTTAGTCATGACTCCGTTAAAGCGTGCTCGTATTGCCAGGAACTGGACGCTGGCCGATGTCTCGGCTCGTCTTTCGCAAATGGGTGATGCCGTGGACTCCGGCAACTTGTCCCGTGTCGAACGCGGTGTGCAGCGTGCCTCCACAGCGCTGGCCGAAAGCCTGTGCCGTGTATTCGACAATGAAATCACCGAAATCCACATTCTGTATCCGGAACGCTTCAAGAGTTCTGTCGACGCGGTGGCCTGATCATGTCGGCCCCCAAATTAAGTCCTGACCAGGCCGAAAGATCTCGCAAGAACTACTCGGTGCTATTGCAGCGTTTGGCATCGATTGGCGGCGGGCCGGTAGCGCGTGCAATGGGGTGTGATGAAACGACGATCAGCCGCTTGAAGTCGGAGAAGCTATTGTTTTTTTCCGACTTGATGGCTGCGCTCGATCTGAAAATTGTGCCGACGGATGCCCGCTGTTTCAGGGAGCGAGATATCGCTGCGTATCTGCACATGGCCAAGCTACACATGGAGCAGATCGAAGGCGTGCATCAGCTGGAGTGGGACTGATCATGGACTGGCTCAGACTCTGGCACGACATGCCGAACGACCCCAAATGGCGGACCATCTCCCGAATTTCCGGTCAGCCTATTTCCCTGGTACAGGCCATGTATCTGCACCTTCTTGTGGATGCGTCACGAAATGTCACGCGTGGTCACGTCACGGTCACGAAAGAAGACATTGCGTCGGCTTTGGATGTGACAGACGAACAAGTTGAGCTGGTTCTCTGTGCAATGCAGGGGCGGGTGATGGAGGGCGACTGCGTAACCGGATGGTCCAAGCGTCAACCAAAACGAGAGGACGCCGGCAATCCGGAAAGCGGCGCCAAATCCAGTCTGCAGCGTAAGAGGGAGCAGCGTGAGCGGCAAAAAAAGGAACGGAAAGAAACCTTCGGTCACAGCTCGTCACGCAGTGTCACGACAATTCACGACAGATTAGATAAGAGAAGATTAGATAAAGATCTAAACCCCCTTAGTCCCCCTTTGTCCGAACCGCCGCCAAAACCCAAGCGCAAAACCCGCTTGCCCGAACCGTTCAACGTCTGCGGTGACATGCGCAAGTGGGCGGCTGAGCGAGCGCCCGCTGTCCACCTGATCAACGAAACGGAAAAGTTTGTGAACTACTGGCGTGGCAATGGCGGCACCAAGGCCGACTGGGTCGCGACGTGGCGAACGTGGTTTCTCAAGGCGCAGGAAGACGCCAACCGGCGCATGGCTTCGCCGCCGCACTCCTGTGGCCCACCGCCTCTGAACTTCGACAGCACCGACTGGGCCAAGGAGTCGATTCTATGAAACGAGTTTCTCACATCACTCCAGGTCTTGATCCGCAAAAGGCCCTGTCACCAGTGCCCGTTGTTCAACCGATCAAGGTCGACCCGGGCACGGCGGAGATCGTGAATACCGTGTTCACCAAGCTGCAAGGCGTGTTTCCCGCGTGGCGCCAGGCATGGCCGGACGACGCAGCACTTGACCGTGCCAAGCGCGAGTGGATCGCCGGGTTTGTTCAGGGTGGTATCAACACCGAGCAGCAACTGGCCTGGGGCTTTCGGCAGGCGCGCAAGTCGGCCAGTCCTTTCCTGCCCAGCGTCGGGCAGTTTGTGTCCTGGTGTTCGCCCAGCGCCGAGCAGCTCGGGCTGCCCCATGAGGGTGACGCTTGGATTGAGGCGCTGATGGGTGTGTACTCCCACGATGCGGTGCGCATTGCAGCCGAGGCCACCAGCACGTTCGATCTGAAAACCGCCAGGCAGGATGACAAGGGGTTGCGTCAGCGCTTCGAGCGCAACTACGCCATCGTCACCCGCCGGGCGCAAACCGGTCAGCCTTTGGAGGGGCGCATCGCCAAGGGCATTGAGCACGACAGCCTGCGGCCCCGCGAGCAGATCCAGCTGGAGCACTCGGTGAAGGTCGCCGATGAGTTGGTAGCCATTTTGCAAATCCCCAAAGACCCGAAGTCCTGCCGGGCCATGCTGCTGGCGAAACTCAATATCCGCCGAGACGAGCCTGCCGAGGTGCCATCATGACCACTCGCAAACCCCTCAAGCGCCCGCTGGGCGACACCGAATACCTGCTGGAGCAGTGGGGCTGGTGGCGCATGGACGGCAGGGGGATTCCGCAGTATGTGTCATCGCTGCAGGTGTTGATGCGCCAACACGTTGCCCAGCCCGGCGACTGCAAGCCGTATTGCATCGGCGACGAGCTGGCCGGTGTGATCGACGCCGCCGTGGCACAGCTGACGCGACGGGATCAGCAGATGGGCGATTTTATCTGGCTGTACTTCGGTGCCAAGTGGCCGATGCTGCGGCTCGGGCGACACTACGGCATCAGCGAAAGCAAAGCCCGGGAAGTGGTGCGCGCCGGGGTGGCGTGGATCGATTGTGTACTGGAAACGCTCCGACGAGCGGCATGAAAAAGTACTTTTCCGCGCGGATAAAGTTTGTTTTTATACCAGCGTGGATTTCGAATTCAGCAGCAAAATCTACAAAGCAAAAGGCCCGGCCATTTCCCAATGTGCCGGGCCTTTTGCTTTTGACAATTTGATCTTACAACTCCAACTGATCTGCATTGATCCCAAACGCCGCCGCGATTTTCTCGCGGGTGGCTTTGCGTGGTTTCGAGACGGTTTCTTGCTGCGCATAAGCCGGTTGGGAAATGCCCAAACGCCTGGCCACTTCGTCCTGGGTCAGGTCCAGGTGTTCGCGCCATGCGCGGATAGGGGTGGCACCGTCCACGATGCGGCTGACCACATCATGGGGAATCACATCGCTGTCAGGGTGTTGGGCGACGTATTGCGCATAGGGTATGACGACGAACGCGGGCTTACCGTCAGGTCCGTTGATGATTTGAATGTCAGTAGGTGCGTTCATCGCGTTTTTTTACCTCTTGAATGCTGATCACTTTGATCGTGCCGTCCCAGTCGAACAGGACCCGGTAGTTGCCCACCCGCAGGCGGTATCCGAAGTCGTGGTCAGTCAGTGACTTGATATTGACCACGTCGGGCATGTCCTTGAGTCCGGACACCGCATCACGAATTTGAACCTGATGCTGGGAATGCAGCTTCAGGAGCTGCTTAACAGCTTTCCGAGTCCAGTTGATCGTGTTCATAGGGGTAAATATAGGTCTTTTATAAGTATTTGAGCAATGTTTACTTATATTTTGCGTTGCTTCAATCCTCAATTTTTTTCCCGATGTTTCGTCACTGGCACTTCAACGGCTTTCCCGTCAGGGGATCAGAGATGCGCAAGATGTTCGATAAAACGGCTTTGCTGAACTGGCTGCAGGAACATTCACCAGTGCTGTTCGCAGTCGGCCTCACTCTGGCAATGGCCGTCCTGCGCATCATCCATCGCGGCGGTACCGTCTCGGAAATGTTGATCGAAGGCCCAAGCTGCATGCTAGTTACGCTCAGCTTGATCCCCGTGCTGGAATACTTCGAACTGTCGACCAACCTCGCCACGGCGGCCGGGATCTGGATTGGCTACTTCGGTGTGCGCAAGGTGATGCGCTGGGTCGAGGGGATTGCCAACGCACGGCTTTCAGATTCCGGAGACAAGTAATGGCCGGGATCTCACAACGCACCACAGATCACGCGAGGCAAACTTTTCTCGAAACGCTGCGTGATACCGCCAATGTCTCGGCGGCCGCCCGTGCTGCCAGCGTCAACCGGCGCACCGTCTACAGCTGGCGCGATGAAAACCCCGAGTTCGCCGCCGACTGGGACGAAGCCCTGGAGGAGGCCACCGATGCCCTGGAAGCCGAAGCGCGGCGCCGCGCACTTGATGGTGTGGCCAAGCCGGTGTTTTACCAGGGCGAGGAGTGCGGCACGGTGCAGGAGTACTCCGACACGCTGATGACCTTGCTGCTCAAGGCCCACCGCCCGGACAAATACAAGGAGCGCAGCAGCAACGAATGGAGCGGCCCCGGCGGCGCGCCGCTGTCGTTTCCGCCGCTGGAGTTTGTGATCGCCCATGAATCGCCCCGAGAAAATACAGGCGAGGATTGAGCCGCGATTTGAGCCGCTGCTGTACCCCAAAGCCAACAAGGTGCTGTATGGCGGACGCGGTGGCGGCAAGTCGTGGACGGTGGCGCGCGTGTTGTTGGCCGTGGCCTATGCCAAACCTCTGCGCATCCTGTGCTGCCGGGAGATTCAGGAGTCCATCGCCGAGTCGGTGAAGAAGCTGCTGGACGATGAAATCGCCCGTCTGGGCCTGGGCTGGTTTTATCATTCGAGCAAAACCGCCATCTATGGCCTCAACGGCACGGAATTTATCTTCGCCGGGCTGCGCTACAACTACGAGTCGATCAAGTCGATGGAGGGCATCGATCTGGCCTGGGTCGAAGAGGCGCAGACCATCAGCCGTGAGTCGCTGGACACCCTGGTGCCGACCATTCGCAAGAGCGGCTCGGAAATCTGGTTCACCCTCAACCCGCGCAAAAAAGATGATCCGGTTTACGCCGACTATGTGCTGACCGAGCGCCCGGACACGCTGAAGATCCAGGTCAATTACTACGACAATCCGCACCTGTCGGACAAGCTGCTGGCCGAGGCGCGGTTGTGCAAGGCCATGTACCCGCAGCGCTACAAGCACATCTGGCTGGGCCTGCCATGCGAAAGCGAAGGGCAGATTCTCAACCCCGACTGGTGGTGCTGGTACCGCGACAGGGCCGAGATCAACCGGCGTATCACTGCCACTCTGGTCAGCGCCGACACGGCCTACAAGGCCAAGGACGGCTGCGATTATTCGGTGATCCAGCGCTGGGGTGTGGAGGGCACGCGGCGGATTTTTCTGCTCGATCAATGGCGCGAACGGGCCGAGTTTCCCGACCTGCTGCTCGCGACCAAACGCCTGTGGAGCCTGTGGCGCGCAGACAAACATCTGCCGCGACCGCGCACCCTGCATATCGAAGACAAGGCCAGCGGCCAGTCGCTGGTGCAGACCCTGCGCCGTCAGGGCATTGCCGCCACACCCTGGAAGCCCGAGCACTACAGCTTTCCTGCCGACAAGGCCGGGCGCGCACGGGAGTGTGCCTGGCTGGTGTATGGCGAAGCGGTGTGGTTGCCCGATGGCGAGCCGTGGACCGAGGCGTTTGTCGATGAATGCGCGGATTTTCGTGATGACGATTCCCACGCCCACGATGATCAGGTCGATGCGATGGGCATCAGCCTGTCGGTCTGGCGGCGTATGGGTGGCGGTCGTCATTTGGGCAATACCGTTTCCTGAACGTGAAGACGCTTATGGCCAATAAACGCTGCGCCACTGCACGCAAGCGCCTGCGCCTGCGCCTGCAGAACGCCAATACCCGGGGTCGCAGCGGTGCGGGCGGCACCCAGGATCGCGGCGCCGATACCCGGCCGATGCAGGGCGCCGCGCTGACCCAGCAGGAACTGCTGAACCTGTGGCGCTTCGACTGGGCGGCGCGAAAGATCGTGTCGATTCCGGTGGCCGATGCGCTGCGCGAGGAGTGGAGCTACACCGGTCTGGGCGACAGTGCCGACGCCATCGCCCGGGCCGTGGACAATCTGGGCCTGATCGACACCTTGCGCCGGGCACTGATTCTAGAACGGCTGCTGGGCGGGGCGGCGATCCTGATGGGCGTACAGGACAGCGAGGACAACCCCGAGCAGCCGCTCTTGCCCGCCAGTGTGCGTCGGGGCGATCTGCGCTTTATCAACGTGATCCCGCGCAATCGCCTGTGCTTGGCCGATGTGGTCAGCGATCCGTTTTCCGCGAGCTACGGCAAACCGGCGCTCTACACCATCAACGGCAAGCGGGTGCATGAGTCACGGCTGCTGGTATTCGACGGCCAGCCGCTGACCTATGACGGTTCGCTGATGAGCTTTGCCAGCCTGCTGGGGCCAGGGTTTGGCGACTCGGTACTGCAGCCGCTGATGGACGATCTGATGCGCGCCACCGGTACCCGCCAGGCTGCGTTCCACTTGGTCAACACGGCATCGCTGATGTTGATCAAGGCCGACATTGCCACCTTGCAGGCGACCAACAGCGGCAGCGAGCGTATCGCCGAGCTGGAGGAAATCGCCAAGCAGTTGAGTTTGTACCGCGCCGCGTTGCTCGACACCGGGCCGGAAGGAGGGGCGGAAGTGGGCACCCTGTCGACTTCGTTCGGCTCGGTGCCCGAATTGTTGATGGCCTTTCTGCAGGTGCTGTCGGCGGCCTCGGATATCCCGGCCACGCGCTTTCTCGGTCAGGCACCGGGCGGGCTGAATGCTACCGGCACTGCGGATCTGGAGAATTACTACAACAGCATCGACTCCTTCCAGGTTATGCGGATCAAGCCGCAGTTGCTCAAGCTGCTGCGCATTTTGCATCCGTCAGTCACGGGGCAACCTTTGCCCGACGGGGTCGATATCGAGTTTCCGCCACTGTGGAACCTCAGTGACAAGGAGGCCGCCGATATCCGCCAGATCGATGCCAATGTCATTACCACCCTGGCCGCTGGCGGGATCATTGGTGGGGATGAGGCCTATGCCGAAGCACGGGAGCGCGGGCTGCTGACAGCTCAACCTGAGAGCAGTGACGACAATCCAGAGGCCGATCCCTTGCTTGAACCAGGCGCCGCACTGGCCCGGCTGACCGAGGTGCTGGGCGATGCCGATCTTCCTGCCCCGTGATGCGCAAAAGGCGCGCAAACAGATTCGCACCGGCACGCCGATCAGGCCACGGCGCGCGGTGGAGGTGCAGTACCGCAATACCCTGTTCGAGCTGGTGGCGTTGCTCAAGCAATCCACCGCTGACATCTCCCGGGCCATCGTTGCGGGCATTGAGCGCTCGCGCTTGCTTGCTCTGATCGCCCGTCAGATGGACAGCACCGGCACGGCCCTGGAAGCGCTGGCGCCGCGTGCGGCGGCAACCTGGGCACAGGCGTCGAATGCGGCCAACAAGCAGCAGGTCGAGAGCATGGTGGCGCGTGCCCTTGGGGTCGAATGGGCGTCGATCATGGCATCAGCGGCGATTGCTGGCGCCGTTGAAACGGCTATCGCGGCCAATGTGGCGTTGATTCGCACTATCTGCGAACACCACTGGGGCCGGGTGATCGAGGCGGTGACGGCCAACTATCAGGGTAAGACCTTTGCTGAAGGCAGCCTGAGCAACCGTCTGGCGCGGATTGGGAGTATCAGCCAGCGTGAAGCCCGGCGTATCGCCCGTGACCAGACCAGCAAGCTGTGTACCTCGCTGAACGCCATTCGCCAGCAGGACGCGGGGATCAATCGCTACACCTGGCGCAATTCGCAGGATCAGCGCGTGGTGGGCAATCCCGCCGGGTTATACCCCCAAGGCAATGCCGTTCACAACGACCACTGGCAGCGCGAGGGGCAGGCGTTTCGCTGGGATCAGCCGCCGGAAGACGGCCATCCCGGCCAGCCCATCCACTGCCGTTGCACCGCCGAACCCATTATTGATCTGGACGAACTCGATGCGACCTACGTTTGAAATCGCCGACGGCGCCTGGGAGGTCACTAGCGCGGGGGCCTTGCGCTGCCGGGCACGGGTGCTGGCCGTGGGCGTGATGGCGTACAGCGACGCCGAGCTGGGCAGCCTGGCGGACGGTTCGGGAAGCGGCGGCATGCTGGTGACCCTCGACAGCCTGGCCGAGCCGCGCTCATTGCGCAGTCTGGAAGGTGTGCCGGTAGTGATCGATCAGCACACCTGGCTTGATAACGCTGACGCTCAAGGCCCCGTGACGGTGGGGTATGTGGCGGGCGCGCCGGTGGTGGAGCCGCCGTATCTGCTGGCGGACCTGGTGATCACCGAGCGCAGCGCCATCGACAGGATCAAGGCCCGCCAGATTGCGGAAGTGTCCACCGGCTACGAGGCCGACAGCGTGCCCGAGAAGGGTGATTACGACGGTCAGGCCTATGTCGGTCGCCAGACCCAGATCCGCTACAACCATATCGCGCTGCTGCCCGCCGGGGGCGGGCGCGGCGGGCATGACGTGCGCATTCTCAACAGCAACCCACCACCACCGAAGCAACAGGAGGCCGTTATGGCTGATCCGATCCGGGTGCGTCTGCGTAACGGCAAGACCATCCATGTGATGAATGAGGACGACGCCAAGGCGGTCGAGGCCGTCGATCATCAGGCTGAAACGGCGACGGCCGACGCGTCGAAACTGGAAGGGCTGATTGCCGAACTGGAGACCCTGAAAAAGACCAAAGGTGAACTCGACGCCAACTACACCCGCGTCACCGGCGAGCTGCAATCGATCAAGGAGCAGCTCGAAGCGGCGCTGTCACCCGAGGCCGTGGAAACCGCTGCCCAGGCCATCGTCAATCAGCGCGAGGAAGCCGCGCAGGTGATGAATTGCCAGAGCTTGCCCGAGGACATGAAAACCCTTATCGGCGATGCCCTGCGTACCGAGGTGGTCACCCGCCTGCGAGCCCAGAATGGTTTGCCCGCGATCCCCGCCGACAAGCTGGCCGATGCCAATTTTGTCGCCGGGCTGTACGAGGGGCTGCGCCACACTCCGGACCACAAGCGGGTGGTCAATGGCAGCGGCATGGTGCAGACCGGCGCGATAAGCCAGTCGGCGATGAACACCGCCGACAACCGCGCCCGCTTCGACAAACTCTATGGAGCCAAATAATGACCCCTCACAACAGCCGACCTGCTGTGCAAGACAGCTACCCCAGCGCCCGCGTGGCGGGCTATCCCGGCCAGCTGGCCGATATGCGCAGCGTGGGTCGCGACCCCCACGCCAGCTACTTTTGCGAAACCGATGTGTATGTTGGTCGTGCCGTGGTCAAGGGCGCGCCCAGCAGCAATGACGCTGACCTGCGCTCGTTTGCAGTGCAGGCCCCCCAGCCTGAAAGCACTGTCGAGCAACTGGTGGGCCTTGTCGGCTATACCTATGCCGCCGAGGTGGACAGCGATGGCTGGGCGTTTCTGTGGGCCAAGTCACAGGTCGGGGTGATTGAGCCGGGTCTGAGCGTGCTGGTGTATGTGAGCAAGCCGCAGGACGTGAGCATCAGCCACGGCGACCCGGTGTTTGTCGCCATCAGCCCGGACAACGAGGCGCAGGTGCCGGTGGGGCTGTTTACCAACGTGGCGGGTGACGGCCTGCTGCAATGGCCCGGTGTGACATGGCACAAACAGGTCGGCCCGCAACTGGCCGTTATCCACCTCTGACCAACAGCCAGCTTCAAGAAGCCCGCCCTGTGCGGGTTTTCGCGTTTCTGGCCGGGAGAAAAACAGCATGCGAACCCAAAACAACAGCTTCCAGTATGGCCGCGTCAATGCGATGCAGATCGTGCAGAGCAATTTCGAGCAGATCGTTTCGGGCATCGAGGATGTGCAACTGCCCGAGATTCTCTGGCATCAGGTGATCCCCGCCGAGTGCGTGGACACCGCCATCAACCCAGGTGCCCGGGCTGCCAGCTATTTGGTACGGGATCGTTCGGGCCGTGGCCAGTTCCGTGCGCGGCTGGCCAATGATGTACCCACTGTGGGCGTGGCCCTGGACAAGGTGACCATCCCCCTGGAAGCCTCGGGTGTGGGTGCCGAGTTCGATATCCAGGATGCCCGCGCCATCGAGTTTGGCGTCGAAGGCCCGGGGCTGTTTACCGAGCTGGGCGAATCGATGCGCGAAGCCAGCGAGCGGCATATCGAAGGCGTGACCTGGTACGGCGAGGACGGGGTCGACTACAACGGCCTGATCGAACTGCCCGGCGTGCCGGTGGCGCCCGCAGCTCCCAATGCGGCAGGGAATTCCAGCCAGTGGCCGGATAAAACCCCGGACGAAATTCTCGCTGACGTCAACGAGACCCTGACCGGTGTGTGGCTGCAATCCAATACCGTGCATCTGGCCGGCACCTTGCTGATCCCGGCCAAGCGCTACGGGCAAATCGCGACCCAGCGCGTCAGCCAGAGCAGTGACGTCTCGGTGCTGGACTATGTGCAAAAAGCCAACCTCTACAGCGTGCGCACCGGGCAGCCATTGAAAGTCGTGCCGGTACGTTATCTGGACGAAGCCGGTGCGGGCAAAACCGCGCGCATGGTGGCCGCCACCTTCAGCAAACGCACGCTGTGGATGCCCATGCCGCTGACCTTCCAGGTGCTGGAACCGCAACCCCAGGGTTACGGCGTGAAGCTCTACGCCGAATACATCTTTGGCCCCACCCATATCAAACACCCGCTGTCGTGGCGCTATGTCGACGGCATCTGAAGAGGCTCGCCCCCATGAACCTGACCAACCATTCGCGCAACCCCTTTGTGATCATCAAGACCCAGCCCAACGAGCAGGAAATCCTGCTGGAGCGCAATCAAACCGTAACCCTGGATGATGAGCGCTTCCAGCGCCTGCGCCGTTCGCCGGTGGTGACGGTATTGCTTGATCGTCACCTGCTGGTGGCCAGTCGCACCGAGGCCACTGTCGATCAGGACGACCCCGGCAGCAAGGTCAGCGAAGCGCAGAAACCGGATGATCTGGATGTTGGCAACCGTACCGTGGACAACGGCAAGCGCCCCGTCGAAGTGGACAGCACTGCCACGGCGGTGGAGGTGCCGCTGGCCAAGGTGGCTGACAGCGATGCCCCTGCGGGTGGCCGTCGCGGTAAATCATGAGTGTGCAGGCCAACTTGCCTGGCTACCGGGCGTTGTACCCCGAGCACGGGTCGATAGTAGACGCCGTGATCGAGGTGCAGATCGATGCCGCGCTTGAGCACCTGTCCCGGCAACGCTGGGGTCGTTGTTACCCACGCGGGGTGCTGACCTTTGCCGCCCATGAAGTGGCCCTGACACAAGCCCGGCAGGCCGGGGCGGTGATTACGGAAGGCGGGCAGGTGGTTGTTCAGGCAGCGGGCATCGTGGCCAGTGCGTCGGCAGGCGGGCTGTCGGTGTCGTTCGCCGTCCCGGCCTCGGCCAGTCGCAGCGATGCGGCTTACTTTTCGCAAACCGCTTATGGCCAGCGCTATCTGGCGTTGATGCGCGAATGCCTGAGCCGTGGCCGTGTGGTCAGCAGTTGAAGACCGGCGCGTAGCGCTCTTCGCGCTTTTTAAAGTGAACCGGTGCCATCGGCACTTTTTCGCCGTTCACGAAAATATCCGGAAAGGTCACAGTGAAGTCGTCCATATCCCCTTTGCCCAGGGGCGTCCCCTTGAAGCCGGCGTGGAAGATTTTCCTGGGATCGAAACCGGTTTTCAGCTGTTCAACGCTGACCTGATAGGACTGCCCTGAAGCCAGTTGCACAGTGACCATCGGCGATGCGGCACTCACCCACAGGTCAGGCGGGGGCTGTTTAAACGCCGCGCTGCGCTGTTCCGGCGTGTGCAGGTCACGCAGGTAAGGCGGCTTGTAAAGACGACCAAACAGGCGCAGCTCGGTGTCGGTTGAGCGGGTGTTGCCCGGCAAGCTGGCCGTCCCCGGCGGCGCGGCATAGACCAGCACATGAACCCAGTCGAGTTCTGCAGACGCTGGCGCGAAGCTGATCGCCGCCTTTGGGCCGGGGCAGGTGCGTTCGAGAACGGCGCTTTGGCCCAGGCTCGACTCCGGGTGCAGGTAAGGGCCGGTGCTGCAGCCAGCCAGCAGGGCCAGTAGCGGATAGACAACGTATCGCTTCAAGGGAGTTGCTCCGTGATGCCGAGCGGGCAGCCTACTGCAATTGCTGTGTGCAGCACAGTGCAGCCCCCGTACTGAACGCCGAGGATGGATGTTATGGGTAATCCAAATCGAGTGACCCAGCGCAACCCGCACTGGCTGCACAAGCTGCTGAAACAGTACCAGGGCAATGAGGTGCTGGTGGTGGGTTTCCCCAAGGACAGTGCCGGGCGTTTGCGCTACCCGGACGGCACGTCGCTGCTGGTGGTGGCCGCCGTCAATAACTTCGGCAGCCTCAACGGCCATATACCGCGCCGTCCCTATATGGAGCTGGGGGCGGACAAGTCCCACGAACATACCGCACCCATGCTGCCCGGGCTGATTCGCCAGATAAACACCTTGCAGATGACTAAACCGCAGGCGCTGAAGATCCTCGGCCCTGTTGCGGTCGGTCAGCATCAGGCCGCGATTGTCGAGCTGCAAGCCCCGCCGAACGCCGCGTCGACCATCGAGCGCAAGCAGTCGAGCAATCCGCTGATCGACACCGGTCTGCTGCGCCAGAGCGTCACCTTTACCTTGAGGGATGGTGAATGATCTCCTTGCCGCTGAATCCTGCGCTGAATCTGTTTGCGTCACGGATCAGCGTCTACGACCTGGTAGGCGAACGGGTGGCCGGGCGCTGGCAGCAAACCGCTGAACCTGAGCGCAGCATCAGCGGTGTGATTCAACCGGCCGATGAGCGTGCCCTGAGCCTGTTGCCCGAAGGCGACCGCAGTGGCGGTGCATTGCTGATCCATACCCATGCGCGCCTGAGTTGGTATGACGTGGAGCAGGGCGCAACGAGCAATCGCCAGACCCTTGTCCGCTACGATGGCTCGCTGTGGCGGGTGGTCAACAGTGCCTGCACCGCAGGTATCTGGCGCTACCTCGCCATACGGTATGTGAACAATGATCCCGACCACCCTTGATGCGCTGCAGGTGACCGTGGTGGCCTGGTGCGGGGCGGTAACGGGACACGAAACCATCGTCGAGGACGAGGGCGGCCCGCCACCCGCAGCGCCGTATTTGTCGCTGTCGATCCGTTCCTGCACGCCGCTGCAGCGCGACCGGGTTGAGGTTGATCGGCAGGACGAAACTATCAGCACCTTGCATCGTGTGGTGTTTCGATTGGCCCTGAGTGGCGGGCAGGCGATGAGCGATGCCGCCCGGCTGCGTGCCAGCCTCTGGAGCGCCCGGCGCTGGCGCGATCTGTGGACGGTGGCCGGGCTTGGCGCGGTGACGGCCATCCATAACCTCAGTGCCCTTGAGACCGGCCGCATCCGTGCCCGTGCCGAATTTCAGCTGACCTTGCACGCGGTGATCACCACCGCTTCGCGCCCCGAATACTTCACCACCCAACGCATCGACCTCTACGAAACCGACCAGGGCCGGGTGGCCACGGTCGACACCTGCGGAGACTGCTAATGGTCCACATCATCGACTGCGGCGCCAAGACGCTGCCCCGCGATATCGACGTCACTATTCAACTCAGCAAGGCCCAGACCGAACTGGCCACTGACCTCAGCGTGATGGTGTTTGTCAGCGCCTCCGGCGACCTGCCTGCGGGGGCGGGGCGTATTCGCTACTACACCACCTCGGATGCGCTGTTCGCCGATTGGTCGCCGGGCACCCAGGCGTATCTGGCCGGGCGCGACTTCTTCGCCCAGAGCCCACGGGCCAAGACGATGGCTGTGGCTCAGGCCTTCAGCGTGCCGCAACCGGGCTACCTGCGCACCGGGGCCATTGAACAGAATGTCGCGACCTGGAAAGCCATTCTTGACGGCAGTTTTTCCATTGCGATTGATGGTGTCAGTGAGTCCATCACCGGCCTCGATTTCTCTACAGCCACCTCACTGACGACGGTGGCCAGCCTGATCCAGAGCGCGTTGCGGGCCAAACCCGGCAGCGGATTCAGCGGCGCCACGGTGAAGCTCGACGGCACGCAAGTGCAGATCACTTCGGGCACGCTGGGGGATGGCGCAACAGTATCGACGCTCACTCAAGCTGCATCGGGAATCGATATTTCCGGCCCGACAATGCTCAATGGCCGCGAAGGCACCACCACCCCGGGTTACACACCGGCCGGGCTGGTCAGCGAACTGGCGCTGATTGCCGAGGCGGCCCGCTGCAGCGGGCGTTTTGTGTATGGCTGGGCGCTGGACGAACGCTTTCGCGACACGCAGGACGCGGGCGATGCCGCCGCCTGGATGGAAGCGCGCAAGGGCGTGATGGGCCTGACTTCCAATGACCCGCTGGCGCTGGAGGCCGGCAGCACCCTCGATATTGCCGCCGCGACTTACGCCGCAGGCTTGTCCCGCGCCTCGGTGACCTATCACGACAAGGTCGGCTTCTACCCGGAAGTATCGATTCTGGCGCGCATGCTCGGGGTCAATTACGCGCTGCCCCAGAGCGTGATCACTGCCAAATTCAAGGATCTGCCGGGTATCCCCACGGTGGGCCTGAACGAAACCGAACTCGGCGTGCTGGAGAAAAAACGCGGCAACACCCTGGTAGCGGTGGGCAACAACGCCCGTACTTACCGCAGCGGCACAATGGCGTCGAGCAGCTGGTTTATCGACTCGCGTATCGGCCTCGACAACCTCGTGGAAGAGCTGCAAACCGCTGCCTTCAATGTGTTCCTGCGCAACGGTGTGGTGCCCTACACCCCGGGGGGCAGCACGCTGATCATCGACGGTCTGACCCCGACCCTTGAGCGCTATGTCGGCAATGGTCTGCTGGCGGATCGACCGGTGATTGATCTCAGCAACCAGTCCGGCGTCGGGCTGGTCGCGGCCTACACCCTGAGCGTGGTCGGTGTGGAGCTGATGAGCGATTCCGACCGCGCAGGCCGCCTTGGGCCGCCGATCCGCATCGACGTCAACCTGGCCGGTGCCCAGCACGCGGTTGCCATCCATATCAACGCATTCGAGTGAGGCCACCATGCCGCGCGATATAGCTTATAACCAGGCTCAGGCCACGGTGGTGGTTAACGGTTTGCTGGTAGACAACCTGGCCGACGGGGACAGCATCCGCATCATCAACGATGCCGTCGGCGCGCAGAAAACCGTGGGCACCCACAGCACCATGATTTCTTTTGCCTCGGATGAATCCGGTGCCTTTGAACTGGACCTGCTGCCCATTTCGCGGGCACTGACTCTGCTCTACAGCCAGTGGCGCGGGCAGAAAACCGGGTTCGCGGTGCCGCTTATCAATATCACCGTGTCCACCGGCGTCGGCGAAATCTCCCAACTCACCGGCTGCGCCATTGAAAACATCGGCGATATCAGCACCGGCGGCCCGGCCGGGCAGATGCGCACCGTGCGCTTTGTGGCGAGCAAGATCATCCAACCTTTTTGAGGCCCTGCATGATTCAACAAAAAAACCTGAGCATTGAAGGCCGTACCTATCGGCTGGTGCCCATGCAGCCGCTTAATGGCCTGCCGTTTGCTTTGAAAGTCGCGTCCAGCTTGGGCAGCGGCATTGCCAGCCTGGATGCGGGCGGGTTCTCTCTGAATGCCTTGGGCGAGGACCAGAGCCTGGAAAAAGCCCTGTCGGCGGTGATCGTTGCGGCATCGAGCATCGACCCGCACAAGACCCACCAGCTGATGCGCGAAGCCTTGAGCTACGAGGTCTATGCCGACACCACAAAACTCTCGGATGACCTGCATTTCAATAGCTGGTTCGACGAGCACCCCGGCGACCTGCTGCCGGTTGCGATCTGGGCGATCAAGGAGCACGTCGGGCGTTTTTTCGCCCAGGGCGGCCCGGCCTGGTCCGCACTGGCCGGCCAGTTCGGGCTGTCCACATCCCGCAAGATCGCCAAGGCGAATGGTTGATCGCGCGCCTGCTCGATGCGGGCCTGTGTCAATTGCACCAACTCAAGGACGGCACCTACGACTGGGACGACTTTTGGCGCCTGCATGACCTGCTCGACCTTATCGAGTGGGTGGAATGGGAAGGCCATGTGATCGCTGCGGCAGAGGCAAAGAAAAATGGTCGTTGACGAGCTGGTGACAATTCTCGGCCTGCGCGCTGATCCGAACAATCAGCAGGCCGCGCAGAGCCTGCAAAGTACCCTCAAGGCTGTGAAGGTCGGGGCAGCGGCCGCAGTGGCGGCGGTCACGGCCCTGGCGGGTGGGGTGATTGCGTTTGTGTCATCGGTGGCCGAGAGCGAGGATGCGGCGGGCAAGTTTGCCGACTCCATCGGGGTCAGTTACGAGGCCCTGCAAGAGCTGGAGTTTGCTGCGCAGCGCTCGGGCAATTCCATCGAAGACATGCGCATGGTCCTGGGCAAACTCGCCACCGAACTGGTGGACGCCAAGACCGGCAAGGCCAACGAAGCACTGGCCCGGTTGGGGTTATCGGCAGTGGACGCCACCGGCAAGCTGAAACCGGCTGACCAGATGCTGGCGGATATCTCCGGCAAGTTCGAAGCCTTGGGCAAGGCCGAGCAGGTCAATCTGGCCAAGGCGCTGGGCATCAAGCCGCAGATGGTCAAGCTGTTGCAGCAAGGGGCCGAGGGGCTGGCAGCCTTGCGCCAGGCGGCCCGGGAAGTCGGTGCCGTATTGCCCGAGGACGCGAAAAAGCGCGCGGCTGATTACAACGACACCCTGCTGGATTTGCACAAGTCGATTCGGGCGATTGGGCTTAACTTCGCGGTGCATGTCATGCCGGGGCTGACCGAGGCTTTCAGGCGCATGCAGCAGTTTGTCAGCGCCGCTCGGCCCAAGGTAGTGCGCCTGCTGAATCAGGCGTGGGATGGCCTGGGTATCGCCCTCGACAATGTGTCGAAAATCATCGGCGGGGTATGGCGTGCGTTTAAAACCTTGCTGGCTCCACTCGAACGCCTGCTCGACTGGCTGCCCGACCTTGATGGCCGCACGATGGACCTTTCCAGCGCGATAGGCACCGGTCTAACCCTTGCATTGGGCATTGCCACGGTGGCGGCCTGGGCGTTTATTGCACCGTTTCTGCCGATCATTGCTACTACTGCCGCCGTTGTTGCGGCGATTGCACTGGTGGTGCTGATTATCGATGACCTGTGGGTGGCATTTCAGGGCGGCAACTCGGTGGTCGGTACGTTGTTTGATCTGTTTGAAGAGAAATTCCCCAATGCGGCCAAGGTGCTGCGGGCCTTGGCCACACTGGTCAAGACCGTGGTGGTGGGGCAGTTCGAGCGCCTGAAGGCGGTTATCGACGTAGTGGTCAGTGCCCTCGAAAGCGCCTGGGCCTGGCTGGGCAAGCTGGCGCGGGCAGGGGGCAACTGGCTGAAAAAGGCCGGGATCGATATCGATACCTCGGCATTTGTTGCGGGGATCGAGGACGCTACGCGCAAGGTTGAGCAACTCAACGCGGCTTCACAGGGCGTATTGGGCGGCGCGCAGCAGGGAGTAATGCGCTTCGCTCCCGATGCGCGGGATCGCGACCAGGGCTTTGCGGATCGCGGCCCGCTGGTGATGGCCAATGTGGCGCAACCTGCGCCCGGGCCGGGGCTGGCCAACGTCCCGCCAACCACCCTGCAACAGGCCGCGCAGTCATTCAACACCACCAATACCACGATCATTCACGTCAATGGCGCGGGCAGCCCGATGGGTGTGGCCAGCGAAATCGCCCGGCGCCAGGGCGCCTCGTCGAGCGCCTATATGGGCGCCAGTGCCCAACCGGCGAGCTGATGCCATGACCACGATGTTTACCGGCAACCAGATCATTGCCGATATCGAATTCGACGCGGTCACCTCCGAGGCCCACAGCATGGAGGCCACCGCTACCCAGTACGCGGTGGATGGCGGGGGAAAGGTCAGCGACCACGTCACCGTGCTGCCGGATGGCCTGGAGATACGCGGCGGCATCAGCAATGCCGACGGCGGTGAACGCGCCCGCACCCTGATCGCCGAGCTGCGGCGCAAGCTGCGCGCCCGCGAACGGCTGGATGTGTTGACCACCCACGAGCTGTACAGCGACATGGTGTTTCTCGGCGCCAATGCCGAAAACGCCGGGCCATTCGACGGCGCGCTGACCGTGCGCTTGAGTTTTCAGCGGGTGCAGACCGCGACCCTGGAAACTGTCGAGGTTCCGGCCAGTCTACTGACGCCAAAAACAGGTAGCGCGGCCAATGCCACCGATAAAACCGCGTCAACGGAAAAGGACACCGGGCGTGAGCCAGCCAAGGAGGCCAAACAAAGTTCGCTGCAGAGCATTCTGGGCATCGGTCGATGAAACAAATCTCCACCACAGCAGACGGCGCCCGGCGCAGCACCGTGGATATCCAGGGCATCGGTACCTTTACGCTGCGCACCTACTACCGCCATATCGGCAGCAGCTTCTTGATGGATCTGCACGACGCCACGGGCACCGCGATCTTGATCGGCGTGCCACTGGTGGCGGGTGTCAGCCTGCTCAACAAGGCGCCGCGCAGCCGCGACAGCCTGGGGCAATGGCGGATGACGGCCGACAGCTCGGGGCCTGAGTCGCTGGGGGATAGCGCGCAGCTGATTCAGTTTGATCCGGGGGAGTTTGAGCAACTGAGCCCGGTCCCGGTGGTGGCGTTGACGCCGATTGTGGCCAACACGGCGCTGCTGTTCCGGAGTGGTCCGTGACCTTTCTGCGTCAGGCCGAACTGCTGATCGGTCCCCTGACCGAAACCGAGGGCGGCGGTCCACGCAACGAGGCATATCGGATCGTCAGCGGCGGTCTGGACACGGATCTTCGCCTGCGCTTTTCCATCGACCTCTCGGCCACCAGCGAGCCCAACAAGATCGTGCTGGCCGTTACCAATCTGGCCCCGGAGCGCTGGGCACGAATGGCCGTAAAGAACACCCTGGTGCAGTTGTCGGTCGGTTATGAGGACACCGGCCTCAAGCTGCTGGCGCGGGGTGGAATTGCCTCCTGCGCCACCCGGCGCGAGGGTGATGAACGGGTCACGGTGATCGAGGCGCTGGACGGCTACGGCCCACAAACCCGGGGCATACTTAATCGTACCTATGGCGGCGGCATGCCGCTCAAGGACGTGTTCCGCGATCTTGCGCGCAGCCTGCCGGGAATCGATATCGGCTCCATTGATGTCTCGGGCAACTTGCCGCCCAAAGGCGTGCATGCGTCCGGGCGCGTGGCGGAAACCCTCGACTGGCTGGCGGATCGGTACGGCGTCACCTGGTCGATTCAGGGCGGCGTGCTGCAAGTGATCAAGGACGGCCAGGGCCTGCCCGGCGAGGCGCTGGAGATCAGCTCGCGCAACCGCAACCTGATCAGCATTTCCCCCTCGGCGTCCGGCCCGGACGCGGCCCAGG